TTGAGCAGCATCTTTGAAAGTATCGCTAGAAGTTGCAGCACCATTTATTGCTTCATCCAACAAAGTTTGTTTAGTGGTTAGATTTTTTACAGAATCTTGTTGCGCATCAGTCGCATCTGATACTGCGAGTTGTGCTTCTGCTAAAGCAATTTGTGCTTCTGTAATTTGTTGTGAATCGCCACTCGCATAAGCATCTCGTAAATCTTTTTCAGCATCAGCAACAGCAAACACCGATTTTTGAACATCAAATCCAGCCCGTGTAACTTCCCGTTGCGCTTTAGCCAGTTCGCTTTGAGCATCGCCAGCCTGAACACTATTTGCCCCATAACCGTTCAAAACATTGTTGAATTTTGTTTGTGCCGTTACGAGCCTATTTTTTGCTGTCAATAAATCTTGATCTGATTTAAGTGCAGCCTTACCTGCATCACGATAAGACCTTTGTGCCGAAGTCAAACCTTTCAACGCATCAATATATTTTTCTAGTTTCTGTGTAGCAGTTTCAACTGCTTTCGCTGCGCCACCTGTACCTGAGCCAGCAGCACTAGCGACATCCTTTAATGATTGAACAACTTTCTGTACGCCACCTTCTTTAGCAGCCATCGCACCCGTGCGTTCTGCAACACCAGATATTTCGGCTTTAGCAGATTTGGCTGCCGAACCAATACCAGTAAAAGCCATATAACCAAGTTTGCCAACTTCCTCAATATCTGCACCGAAAAGGTTTGCTGCCTTAATCAAAATGTTGATGCCAGTAATAGCAACATTTATCATCGTGACAAAATAGTTGAATACGAAAGCAACGGTATTCTTAAACACAAACTTTAATGCAGTGCCGATCATGTTTACTGCTTCACGAACAGCAGCAAACTTTACATATAAACCAACCAAGATCACACCCATCGCAATAAAGTAAGCAATAGTGATACCGATTGGGTTTGCTAATAACGCCACGTTGAACAAGTTTTGTGCAATCGCAGCAGCAATAGAAACAGCACGCAACGCAACAAACGCTGTAGTCAAAGCAAGAATAGTGTTTCCAAGCGCACCCATGTTTGTTGTTACATCAAGTGCCTTCCCACCTAAAAACTTGAATGCAGCACCAACACCCTTTTCACCAATAATGTTTGAAAACTCAACAAAAACTGGAATAACTTTGTCATTCAAAAATGACATTAACGCCGAAAAAATAGGAATCAAAGCAGTACCGATTTTGCTTTTAATATCCTCAACTTGCGCACCAAAAGACTTCATCTTGAAAGCAACACCATCACTTGTTCTCGCAACATCACCTTGTTGAATTGAAGTCTGTTCAAGAATAAGTGCGTATGCTGCTTGTGTCTTGATCGCTTGTGGCAAAGTTCCCTTAGTCGTAGAGATAAGACCCATTTCAAGTGCTTTATTTTTTAACGCAGCCTCATTTAATGCGACACCAAACTTCTTTAACGGTTCTGTTTCACCAGAAAGACCACTACGCAAAGCAAGCAACGCATCATCAATAGGCACATTGTTAAACGAAGCCATATCTGCAGCAAGTTCAACAAGTCTTACGCTCATCTGCTGTGCTTCTGGTGCGCCTATTCCAAAGGCTTGAAAAAGGTTTCCGTATGTTCCTGCAGCCTCCAACGCTTTTTGTTGTGAAATACCTAAAGCCTTTGCTGTTGTCTGCGACCACGCAATAATTGTTTTAGAACTTGAACCGAATACAGCATTTATTTTGCTTATTGATTCTTGCAAGGTTGATGCAGATGAAATAAGAGATTTTGCAATTATTCCTCCTGCGATAGCAGCAACAGCACCGAACTTGGCAAGATTTTTTATACCGTTTGTTATAGATTTATCAAAAGTACGCAAACCGAAGGTTGCCTTATTTCCAGCGCCTTCAAGTTTCTGGAAATCCTTAATAGCCTTGCTGATGCCTTTGCTGTCAAAGGTGCTTACTATGTTTACGCCAACTGCCATAGGATTATCCGTTCAATCGTTTCTGCACTTCACCATCAACCTTACGAATTGAAATCTCAATAGCCTTTTCAATCAATGGCAGATTCTTTTCCGTGAAAGGATACATGATGCGTGAACGGTATTTTTCCCCTGATGATTGCAAAGAACGCTTATCAAGGTTAGAAATAAACTTTTGACCAGCAGAAGCACTAGCGCCACGAGCAGCCTTAGTTTTTGAACCAGCCGAATCATAGACTTGACCACCAGCATCCATCTGTTGCAAACGAATTAAACCATGCTGACCGATACCAGTTGGCTTCTTTGTGGATATCGCAACTCTGACTTTGCTTTTCGCTGACGCACCATTGTAAGGAGGTAAGCGTGATTTGCTTGAAAGCCTGCCACCAGATGTGTGCCAGTTCAGCAACGGCTCATCAGGGAAGGCACGACCAACAGCAGTAGCAGCAGGTTTTGCAGATGTTTTTAGATCGCTACTAATACGATTAAATGTTTCCCGTTCATACTTGCGTAACTCTGCAAGTGTTTCACGAACACCATAAACATCAACTTTGATTCCCATAGGCACAGATGCTACTACCGTTTGCGTCTAGCGTTTTCGTTTCGTTTCGCTAACACATCAAACATTGTTTCCAACATTTCCTCTGATTCATTAACTAGCACCGAAGGCGCAATGCCTGTCTCTATGGCGAGAAACGCTATAGACCAATGCGCAGAATCAGAACCTAACTTTCTTTTGGGTCTGCACCCACAATCGGTTCATCCTCACGGATCTCAACTGTTGTAACAGTGTTAATCCAATCAGGATCAAACTTTAATGAAGTTTTACGGCAGCGAGTTTCACTGTGCCACGCCAACCACGCTAAATCTGTGAGCCTTATTTCTGTTTCAAATCGTGCCACGCTTCGTGACCATGTGCGTTCAAACGCAACGAAGTCTGCGAACACAGCATCAACAGGTGATTTCATACCGTCATTGAACTCAACTTGTAAAGCAATTTTCATTGCGATCTCCTTCTAACTGTTTTGATTAATGATTAAGCAGTTGTTTTAACGAGTGTGCCACCAGCAAATGAAAGCGATGTCATACTCAATTCACCAACGCCTGCAGCCACAGGTGTATGACTAGCAAGATAAGTGCCACTTACTGTATAGAGTGGATTCGTTGTGCTAGTTGCTGCTGCGCTTGGGCGAACCGTAACGGTTGTCTGTTGTCCTACGACTGGAAAAATTGTTGCTTCAACTTCTGATGCAGCAAAATCTTGCATGAACTCAACTTCAATAGCAATGTTCTGCAGACCACCAACGAACGCACGGTTCGTACCAAATGCAGTTGTTTCTACTGCCTCAATTTCGTAAGTAAGCGTAACGCTATTTGCCCTATCGGAAAGCACCACACCATTAACAGTGATGTCAGCATTTGTTAGAACGATTGCAGCCATGATTTATTTTTCCGTTTCTTCCGTGATTTCTTTTTTAAGAACCTTTGCATTGACTTCGGCAAGATGTCCACCATCAACCAATGCTTGAATGTTACACCCATCAAGGAGTGCGCTGTCCACTGTCTCGCCTTGTTTTACTGAAGCAAGTTTGTTGCTCAAAACTTTATATGTGGTCATAGTTTTCCTTTAAGCGTGAACTGTAACAGATACTTGGATTTGCAAAAACTCTGCATCAGCAGAATTAAGGCTTGAAATGTCTGCACCTGATGGTACTACTAAAGTTTGCGCTACGCCACCAAGCGTAGTATCTCCTTCTAATGCAGCACGAATACTTTTGCTACCTGAGTAGGAAAGAAAATCATCTAGTAAGGCGTGCGCTGTGCGATCCAAATATCTGCCAACAATCACGCTGACAGTCCAATTCATTACAACATCGCCACCACCGAACGCCCTGTGATAATCAACAGAGTTCAACACAGGATAAGCGATAGGTGGATTCAGTTGCTCAGGTTGATAAGTGTAGGTTCGTAGCCCTGTGATCGTTCCTAAGCGTGCTGCAAGCCCTGTAGCGACTTGTGAAACTGTGGCAGGCATCAGGCAATGCCAAACATTTTGTATGGTGACAACAGATCACGAACATCTGGGTCAATAGCCCGAACAGTAATAGCCATATCAGCGAAACCTACAACGCCTAGTGCAGCGTTTAAGCGTGCGAACTGACGCATAGCAAGTAGCACACAAGCCTGATTCACATCATCAGGAATTGCGTTCCAACCCCATAGGGCTGTGACCTGAACTGTAGGAAAAGATGGTGTAACAAACAGAGGAAAGGTTGCGCCACCAACCATACGAGCGTTCAAATATGGGCGTGACTGTAGAACTGCATCTGTTGGTTCAAGAATGTAATCAACACCCTGAACCAAAGTTGTTGCATAAGTACCATCAGCAGTGGTATCAATTTTAATTGTTATGGAACTTGAGGAAACATCTGCTGGAAAGAACAGCATGTATTCGTTGTACGGATACATCGTGATCGCTGTTTGATTTGTTTTGTAAAAGAACCTGCCTGTGTAACCATCAATACGGCGTGAAGCAGACTCAATAGCGTTCTCTAGTAGCGTGTCATCCACATTGTCTGTAAGCCTTAGCGCAGCCTTTACCTCTGCAAGCGTGCAATAACCGTTCGTAATTGCCACAGGTTATGCCTTACGCTTCTTAACTGGCTTGATAACAGCACGCTCTACAACAGGTTCAATCGCTGCTGTTTCAATTTCATTACTCATATATTTGTGATCAAAGCCAACTTCACGCAACGCAGCATCAACTGCTTTGACACGATTAGCGAGCCCTCTTTTTTCGTAACTTGCACGCTCAATTAGTAATGCTTCAACATAGTTTTTCATTAGCACTCCGAAAATAGAAAAGGGTTGGTGACACCCCGAAGGATACCACCAACCCTTTCAAAAGTTGATTAACAAACAACCTTAGAAGGTTGGTGTGATCAATCCAGTTCCGCCCACAAGTGCAAAAGCATTTGGGTAACGGTTGGCAGTGAACGCACTGTAGCCATAAACGATCATGGTTACATCAAGTTCAGAAGCCTTTGGTTGCTCAAAGCGCAACATCATTGGCTCGCCACCACCTTGTTCAAACAAGTGTGCTTCTTGTGTGTTTCCGATAATGATCACATCTTCGTTTGTACCAGTACCGTTTGTAGTGGTGACATTCGCATCCGTAATAATTGGGAGACCCAACATTGTGTAACCAGAGTTTCCGTACACAGGTGAGCCGTTGCCCGAAGCGAACGCTGGCTGACCATTGAAGTTTGGAACTGGTACTGCGAGTGGACGCTTCTGATCATCAACAGCAGCCAAGATGAAACCAAGTCGGCGTGGGTGCATGAGGATAAAGTTTGGTCCAGCAAAGAAGTTTGTTTGGATGCGTTGAATAGCATCAACAATCTTTGGGTACAACTCTGCAACGGTTGGTGAAGCATCGGTGTAGGTAACTACCTGCGAGATGGTGTTCATCAATGATGTTGCGCTAGTTGTTACAAACAACGAATCCAAGTTTGTGTGGTAAGCAGAAACAAGATCAGCCATTACTAGCGAATCAATGTTCGTGCCACGCTCCAAAGCCTGACGGCTTACATTCTGCTGACCTGCAACGGTAACAACCGAAACATCAAGTTTGGTGTCATCCATATTGGTTTCAGAAACTGCT